AATAAACTACCTGAGGGTGTAATACCTAACAAGGCACTATATAAGTCTCCTGTTGAGAAATTATTTTGGTATATGTTTACACCTAAATCTCTAATTGCTTGAGCAATTAAATCTTTTGAAATACCATAATTTAATCTATTATCAGCATCAAATTTATTAGTAACATCTTTTAAATATACCCATACACTATCAAAATTTTGCCCAACCATTTCAACAAATAACTCATAAGGAGCATTTGATGGGTCTTCTCTAAGATATGTAGGAACTGAGTTTATTAATGCATTGTTATTTTCATCATCAAAATATTCAGCTACTGCTGATTGGCTTACTAGGAAATTTTGTCCTGGGGTTGATGTTGTTTCTGCATTTATATAAGGAAATGTAGAATTTGTTTTTGGCCAAGAAGTTGATCCTGATGTATAATATAAGTAATATTCATATCCATCAAAATTAGTAATAAGGTCATCTATTTTATTTTGATAGACTATATTACTAGAGGATACATAATAATTAGTTGTTGTGTTATCTGATAGGCTTGCACTTGTGTTGTATTCTTCTATTAAAGATAATTTATAATAGAAATTTTCTAATCTTGTTTGTGCTGATGAAAAATTAATGAATTGAATATAATCACTATAATCAATATTTATTTTAATTCCTTTATTAGCTAATAAACTATTTATTTGATATTGTAAACTACCTGATCCTTGTGATGAAGTAGTTTGGGATAAAGAGGCAAATGTACCATACTCTGTTGAGTTGTTTATTTGATCTTTAATACTTAAATTAGTGTTTGGACCTTTTAAATATATATTTTGATCCTCAGTATCGAAAACTGTTTGAATATCAATATTATATGCTTGGGGTTCTGCTACTTTTTCTACTACCCATAGTGTAGTATTAACTTCAAAATTTTGAGGAAGTGGTTCATACAATTTTATTAAAACACTGATGTTATTAACATCCGAGGTGTCTAATAAAGTATTGTTAGCTATGATTAGCTGATTATTTCCAAAATTTAGATAAAAATCTGGATATGCTAGTGGTGATAGTTGTTGTTGTTCTTGAAAAGAATTAAAATTTGTAATAATTAATTCATTATCTATAGCTGTACTATTTAATCTTATTTCTGTTCTATCAGTTGATATTTCACTAATATAATATAGTTGTGAACCATTTGAACCTAATAACGGAGTTAAAAAATTATATAACGTGTTATATTGACCATCATCAAATCCTATATTTTTTATATCTGTTAGAGGATCTATTACTAATTCATTATCTAATAGTGTATAATTAGGATATCCAAAATTATTTGAAAATAATATATTTCCATTTAGATCATATATAAAATACTCAATATAATCACTTCCAGGAATAAACTGTGTCTGTACATCAATAGAAGTAATAAGATTTGTATCCTTATCTGAATATGTCTGGGTCTCAAAGGTTATTGGTGAGATTGATTGAATATTTATTATTTCTTCCATTAAGTTTGTTGTTGACTATCAAATAGTTGTTGTTGTAACTCTAAATTTTCTTCTCTTAATTGGGTTATTTCATCGATTAATGCTTGGGTTGTATCATCAGTACCAGTTTCACCTATGTATTCAGTACTTGTATTAATAATATACTGATGAGAATTAGCATCTCCAAATTCGGGTATTTGAAAAAATAAAGAACTATAATAACCAAAAAATTCTTGTACTGATATTGTTGGAACTATATCACTAACAGGAACTGATGGTATTAACTGAGTAAAAGAAGTATCTATTACTTGAGTGTATTGACCTCTTGCTAATTCTTGTTTTGATAAATTAATTATTTCCATTATCCATTAACTACTTTAAAATAATAATCATCATCAAATATTACAGTTGAACCATCTAATTCTGTTTGGATTAAAATTTTATAATATCTTTCAGGTTGTAAACCATTCATATACATATCAAAATAACTACCACTACTATCACAACTAAGTTTAGTATAAGTTTTATCAAAATCAACTACATATTCGTTAGTATCTAAATCTTTTAAGGCCCAATATGATGCTGTAGGTAACGCAAAATTAGTTGTAAATAAAGATTCCGTTTGCCATACTTGAATTGGGTATTGTGGGCGAGAATTAACTCTAAATCTATTGATACTTTCAGAGAAAAATGTACCTGGGTTTTGTGCTAATTGGACATAAGCTGGTCTTTTGTCTAAAACATTTAAACTACCAGTTTCATATATAAAATCATCCCATTTAAATTCTAATTGAGGGGGGAATATAGTATGAGTATCTACTGAGAAAAATTTAATTTCTGGTTGGTAATCATTACTATATATAAATTCTTTTTGTTGTTTAACTATAAATCCATCATTTGTTACTACTGGGTTGAGGGATCCTATAGATCCAGATGACCAAACTTCAACTATTGGTTTTACACTAACATTTAAATCATTATCTTGCTCATAAGTGTATACTTGTGAGGACGATAATGGTTGGCCATTTGATAGGTTTTGATACCAAGTACCTCCTCCTTGAGGTGCATATAAATAATTATAAGATCCTGTAACATTAGCTCCAGGGTTAAGAACATTCCATATTGTACTTCCGGAAATTCCTTGCCATATCCAAGAAGCACCATCGGTTGATATTGGACTGTCTAAATATTTTCCAGTTCCCATCTCCCAAGCTCCGGAAACAGCATATACTTCTAAGGTTGAATCTAATGATAAACCTGTAGTTTTTGCTATAAAACATCTTAAATTAACATCCCATGTAGAACCACTGATTTTATTGTCAATAATATCATCTATACTAGTTTGGGGAAATTGAATTAAAAATCTACTTACTTGAGGGTTAGGGTCATTTGGAGCAATAGATGTTTCTGATGCTTCTATGATTTCATCTAACCCTGTATTCATGTTTGGGAACATTGAATAAAGAGTAGTATCTTTTGATGGGAAAATTTTATATACTGCCATTTTTTTTTATTTATAAAGGTACGACTCTACCTTGAATATCTGTATTAGGGTATTTAACTTCAAAGATACTTGGGTCTAATGAAGGATATACAACATTACTTATTGTTGCCGCTTCCATTGAATATGAATATTTTGAATATCCTATATCTTCTCCAACTAAATTTGTAAATGTAATTTCTTTTACTGTTTGTACACCTTCAATTAAATCTAAAAGAACATATATATCTCTTAAAATAATTGGTTGGTTGATTTGCCAGTTATCAATTGCAAAATAAACTCTAAGTGCATTTATACATTGAATTAATACTTCATTGCTGTTGTATTCTGGTAGTACAATAATATCAAAATTGACACCAAAATTAATAACAAATGCATCTTTAATATTAACAGCATCATTTACCATTCTATATTGAGATAGGTAAGTTGTAATATTTGATTTTAATGCTGGGGATGATGTTTGTAATTGTCTTTGGTTATTATATGACAAAACATATAAATCTAATACTGAATTTGATTCACCAGCTGATAATGTTTCTGCTTTTGTTGGTTCAATATATGCTTTAGATACTACACCATATTTAGCAGGCATTGAAAGTGCTCTTACTAAATAATCATTTTGGGTTACATTACGTTGTTGTGATGCAAAATTAGCAGATGAATTTTGTCTTATTTCTTCAATCGTATCTCCATCCCCACCACCATCAGCTGCTATTGGATTTGTTACTACTAAAGTATTTAAAAAAGCATTTGCTGATGCTGGGTCTAAGTTATACTTTAGATAAGTAGGAGATGCTGTTAGTTGAGTTAATGTATTTGCATCTATATTAGCGCCAACTCCACCTCCAGTTAAGTATCTAACAGTTAAAGTAGTAGCTGAAGGAGCAATACCATATGTTTTCGTAAATAAGAAATTTGATGGTGAATATGCTGTGTTTAATTTAGTTTTTTCAAATGGTAATCCTAACCCTACATTATCTGGGTTGGGAGTTATTTCTTCATCACTATCATTAACAGTTCCAGACCCAAATTGAATTTGAAGATTAGTTGCAGATATTACTCTAGTTGCAAACCTACGTTGTACTTTTTTTAATTGTAATAAATAGGGAGTATCACCTTCATATTGGGATAAATTAGGATCATTAACATTTGTATTTTTAATAGAATCAAAAACCATTTCTTGACCTAAATAATCAACTTCAGACCATACATTTCCATCAGTATCTATAATATCTAATATTCCTACAATATTATCTGCTTCTATATTAATAGTTGTAAATTGTTCTGGGTTGTTAAATGAAAATTCTTCTGTTTGTATATTAGAAGATATAGCTTTTCTTGATTTTTTTAATAAAAATACATCTGGATTTCCAGTACCATCATTTATACTATATACTGTAACATCTGTAGGATCTCCTGAACTTGATACTGAAAAATCTATTGGGGATTCTACAATAAATGGAATATTATTATTTAAAGTTGATGTAATAGTTGAGTTTGATGGGATAAATAATGAATAGTCAAAATCTGGAAGGTATGTACCACCGTCTAATTTAAAAGGAACTTGTTGATAAAAATCAACAGTTGTTGTTGCTACTTGAGTTACATTTGGTTTGTAACCAAACATATAAGATAATTCATATAAATTATTAGGTTGACGAGCATATTGTAAGAAATTTTCCTGTATTTGATTATCTAAATAAAAGGATAAAACATCACCAACATATGATGCTTGTTCCATAAATAACATACCTGGGGATGTTGGGGAAAAGTCATTATATGTAGTTGGAAAATAAGTTTTACTATAATCAATAAGTGATCTCCTTAACTCAGAAAAATCCTTATTAATATATTTAATATCTCTATTTTTTAAATTTGTAGCCATTAGTTAAATTCTAATTGTATTTCGTCTGTCATTCCTGTACCTAATATATTATATGTCATTTCAATATTAATAGCATTTGTATCAGGATTTGATAAGACATTTAATTCTTTTATTTGAATATTATTAAAGTATAATTCTATTTGTGAATTTAAATCTTCTTTTAAACCTTCTATATTATCATTCGCTATCTGTTCGAATATAAAAGCACGTAAATCACCACCAAATGTTGGGTTTAAATAACGTTCATTTTTATTTGTTAAAAAGAAATTTATTAAATTACTTTGAGTAGCTTTTTGTGTTGTATATGTTGTAGTAAATACTCCTGGAGCATTAAAAGGGATAGATACACCAACACCAGTTCCTGGTTTAGTATCTATCGGTGCTATTTGTCTTGCTCCAAATGCCATTATTTATTACCCATTAATCC